CTGGCCACGGCGGCATACAACTAATTGCTAACAACAATGCTTCTTCACTACAACCAATAGTCAAAGGATCTAATTTGGTTAAAGCATTACAAGATATAGACGAAAGAATAAAAGAATTGAGCACTCAACTTTTAAACCACATAATAGACCAAAACCAATTTAACTTAAAAGTTATGAACCACACCCATCTTCCCGCCCTTGCGACATTGCCACCGCCCCTTCCTCCAATTCCGGTAGCAATGTCTCCAAGTCTCCCACTGGTCGCTGGTGGGATTCAGAGTTCTCTAAACACGATGGAGGCAGTCCTCGAAAACTTAAAAATGAGAGTAAATTTAGAACTTTATGAGGTCAAATATTTATCAGGCGCAGGCTCATCAGCAATTAATAGTAAATATAATAAGGTCAACTAATGACAGAAACTGAATGGAAATCTTACAATTTTTGTAAGCCGCTTTTGGAAAACGGAAGGTATTATATAGCCGATATCCTTGACTATGAATTGGAGCCAGTTACGGAAACTTTTGAAGGGCTTCCTCCGTTAAGAGATGAACGTGATTGGCAATATGGAATAGAAGACGATCAAGGATTGAGAGGCACCGAAAACCTTACTCCTGATTCTATTGCTGAAGTAGTATTAAAAATTGTCAGCGGCACCAGCAACGTGGGCGACACTTTTAAAGTAAATGAAATTGGTCATGGAAAATACCCTTGGAAAACCCATACATTAACAAAGCAAGTATTAAAAGCACTTTCTCAACCTATTAGTCAGACAGAACTTGTTGAAACAGGAGAATTTAAAAACGCCCTGTCAGCCGCTGCTTTTTCTGCTTTGACTAAATTAATAAAATTTTATGGAAAAGATGAGACTTTTAGGAATATGCTCGATGGCTATGTAAAAGTAGAAGATTATTATTTTTATGATTCCGAGCTTGTTGCTCCAAAAATTTTAATATCAGTTGATAAAGAAAATTTTGACTTACTTCCTGATGATCCCGCTAGCTGTAATATTGACATACCAGAAGAGAAAATTCTCGCACAATATCCTGTTAGTGAGATTGACAAAAAACTAAATCTTGTTCACTCTGGTATTAAAGAATTGTTGCCCAGTCTTGCTGAAGAGGGTGTGTTTGTATCAAATATTAATTTTGAAAATGAATTAAGAAATTTAAATTCTGCTAAAAGTGAGTTGGCTTTTTATCTTAAAAATAACAATATCCAACCAATGCGTGTTTCTGACCCTGATTGTTCAATACCACAAGAAGAGTCAAGAATTTTAAAGTTGGGTTTTGATTTAGATTATAAGTTAAGATATGTGTTAATAGATGATGAGCAACATACAATTGGTTATGATTGTCTTTTAGAGCAACCTGAATTTTCTCACATAACGACATCACATTATTTAACTCGTTTAGATGAGATGATCATTGATTTAAAAAATAAAGAAAGCGATGACTTTGATTTTATAACTTTCTTGGTGAGACACACACTACCCGAACCGATTATAGAGCCTAAAGAAAAATCAGATGATGGCACTAATCCATATGATGAAAATGGTAATTTTTCACCATCACTACCTTTCGGTCCAGTGAAATCTTGTAAAACAAATCAAGAGTTAGCACGAGAAACACGATCAATTAATGCGCCAATTACAAAGCTCAATCGCGCAGAAACAGCTAAAGCGGAAACTGAAAACGTTGGTCCCGAGGAGACAACCCCATCAGCAATACAAGAAGTTCTGAATAATATCACAGGCATCGACGCCGGAAGTGAACCAAACACGGAACCAGAAAATAATGACTTATTATCAAAACAACAAGTTTTAGAAAATAATGAGCAAGGAAAAACTTTATATCAAAATATAGACTACACCTTAAACGATGTTGTCGCAAAAATAGATATTGGTTTAATGTTGCAACAATCGATACCTACGATGTTGAGTGATCTTGTTATCAACTATGGTAATGAAATGTATGAAGATTCTGATTTAAAGCCCGTTTTCGAATTACAAGATGAACAAAAAGGTGTTAGAAACACCCAAGAAAAATTTGGAAGCTTTGCTGTTAAAGCAGCAGGACCAATTTTACAAGACATCGAGCTTCCTCCATATTTCCCAAACAGCAAAGACTTTTTAAAACCAGCCTTAGATCAGTTAAAAATAAATTTAGGAAATTTATTACTACAAGGCGCAATATCAATTGTTGTTGAAACGTTTCAAGATTTCACCGATTTTACATTATCTAATCCAAATCAGGTACGTGAACTTGTTGGAAACAACACAGAATATAAAACATGGCTATCTGAAACTGCTGGAATTAACATAGACGATGTGAGCAATTCTGATACTTTTGCTTCTATTTTAACACTCAAAGGGGGTAAAGGATTTTCGGGAATTATTAGTAATCTTTTATCAAAAAAATCATCGCCCTCTCGTTTAGACATATCTGGTTTTGAATTATCAGATGTGCCAATTCCTGATAGTTTGGCGATTATGATTCATGACTCGGATAAACTACAAGAAAAATATTTAAAACAATCAGACTTAGTTCATATTACGGGTGAAATTTCAACGGGCGTAGATGAACTTTCAGCAGTGTTAAAGCCAGATGAATTTAAATCTTTGCTTAAAGGCAGACCCTCAAAAGAAATATTAAGTCTTAGTACAGAGGTGTTAACAAGAAACGCTTCGCACGATGGTATTGTTTTTAAAAACAAACAAGATGTGCTCGATGTTTTTGCTGGGCTCGGCAAAATTTTAAACCCGTCTTTTTTAACAGGGAAAAATAAAATCCAATCAGTACCAAATAATACAAATATTTTAGAAAACGATCAAATATCCGTTGCTCGCGCACAATTATTAAAAATTCAAAACCCAACCCTAAGTGATTCTGAGATTGACCAAATTATTGAAAAAGAAAAGCAAAGAAAAAAACAAAGAGTATTAAAAGCATTTGATAAATTAACAAAATATGAAAAAGGGAGTTTGTTACCAAAATTCCCTGATCTGTTTGGGTTTAATGGACTTATACCAGAGGTGCCCGCTGTTGTTAAAGAGGTTTCCGAAAAAACCGCAGCAACTATTGTTGATCCAGTTCCACAAGTTTTTTCATTTGATGTTGCCCCAGAAGAGGGAATGCGCTCATACGCAAATTACTGGAATCAGTCACTTGGAAGAGTTAATTACCTTCGAAATAACCCTGATCAACTTTTTACTAATTTTTCACTTACATCAGAAAATGATCAGTATTCATTTGGATACACACCCTCGGCTACTGCTACAACCACTATTGGCACGGAAACTCTAAATGGCTCAACTTCTGGTTACAATTATGGTATAAATTTTAATGTTGATAATAAGGGTCTTGATGCTGATGACGCAGATATTATATTTGCTCAAATGAAAGAAGCTTTTGGGCTTTCAAACTCATGGGAAGACTGGTATTACAAGAATATCGCTGCTTTTATCGAGGAAACTGATGACGGAAGTGGACTCTCACCAAAGATGGACACTTTTTTTGACCCGTTTGATGAAAACATTAAATATGAGGTGGTAGTAGATACATTTGATTGGAAGAACAAGACAGTTACAATTGATCAATATACAATAGACCCAGGTACACAAATAAATGCTAGACCAACAGGTTTTTCAGACAACATTGTTACCTTAACTGTTAATGGTGCTTTGGGATATCAAAAAGTTAGTTATACATCAGACGTTTATAAAATTAATTCTACATTGGCAGACTTGGGTAAGAAAAACACTACGGGCGAGCTTAACACAAGATCATTTAGCTCAACTATGGATTTGGTTGTTTTATCGGATATCGATACAAGCTCTACGCAACTTGTTTTAGAAGGTAGAGAAAATATTGAAGGAGACAAAACGGTTTTTGGATCGAAAATTAATTCTACTTCTGTGAATTCAAGTATAATTACACAATTTGTAAAATATATTGAGGGGCAGAAATATTCCTCTGTTTCTTATGATAGTAATACTAAAACTGTATCATCAGATTTTAATTCGATAAATTTATCTTACATAGATACTGATATTTTTAATGTTGAGGTGCTAAAACAAGAAACATCGGATATGATGGGGTTTCTGCTTAACGCTTCATTGACGGGCGAATATTGTGACTCATTAAGTGAAATTCGAAGAAATAGTTTAATGACAAGCTTGCGCTTGTTAGCCAGGGCTTTTATTATTGAACAAGCATTAATGAGTATTCAAGTCTTTAATGGATTTGACCTTAATTTTATGGACAATCAAATTTTTGTAAACTCAGTCTACAGTCTTATGAAAAAAGAGATATCAAAATATCAAGAGTCATTTGATACGCTCGAATCTTCACTTTTACAAGATATAAGAGAATCAGCGTTAAAATATTGTGAAATAATGAATTTAGCTGGACAAGCCACTGAAATGCCCGACACCGGCAAAGAGGCTTTTAGGAAGATAATTTCAGACGAAGCTAAAATTTTAAAAGAACCAATAACACTCGCTTTAAACTTAAAATGGAGTGCTAACAGTTGGAACGAATTTTTAACAAAGGTAATTTTTGGTGAGTATACAATAGTCACAAAACAACCCTCGCGACCCAGCCAAGATCCATTTCCTATTCTTTACAATTTTGAAAACAGTAAGTCCTTTGAAGATCGAACTGACACTATTTTACAATATGGTGGTGCTTCATATGTTTTTGTTAAAAACTTTGAATTAAATAATGATGGAAATTATACATACGTCTACAGTTTAGTTTACATTGATAAATACAGTGTTTATACACAAATAGAAGACTGGACATCTGATTATATTATCTATGATAATGACGGAGACCCTACAGGCTGGGAAGGCACAATAATATTATCAGTTGAATGTACCCGAGATACCAAGGCTAATAATGAAGATGAAGTTTATGACAGCTTGGCAAAGTTAATGTTTGAGACAGATGAATATAAAAGAGTATTCGAAGACATTTCTCCCGTTAAATCTTTTATCTCCTGCCTGTCTCTGTATCAAATCTCGGCACTATCTGATCCAGCTACCTTTGGGTATTATGGCAATCCTTTAAATTCCAAAGGCGATCCTGATCCAGCAGGTGAGGTCTCGGTGCCATATATTGGCATAGAATTATTTGATTTTATGGCAAAAACAAAAGTTACAATATTACAATTATTTGCTTCATCTATTTATGGTGGAGGAAAAATAGATTATCAAGATCCGTTTATACAAAAAGCGCAACCTTGATACTATTTATAAGAGGAGTAATATTGAGTGCCCGGTTTATCACCAAAACTACCATTATCAATAGATGACGTTGACGGATTCGCAACTAATAAAAATTTCATAGAGGTTGCGAGACAAAATTTAAAAATGATTATCCTCACAATCCCTGGTGAAAGAATCATGATTCCAAGTTTTGGAGTGGGAATTAAACAATATTTATTTGATAACCCGTCTGCTTTTTTGTTTGATACAATAAGAGAAAATATTAAACAACAAGTAGCAGTTTATGCGCCATATATCAAATTGGGAACAATTCGGTTTACACAAGAAACAACTGAATTTGATACACTTGAGTTTACACCATCAAGTAATACAAACTTTGTTGGGATTATAATTACATATTCAGTCCCAAGCGCATTTATTTCTGACACACTAGTGTTGGAAATTTAGTTATTTAAATAATTATATAACAGGAGAAATCTTTAAGTGCCAGATAAAAGAGAAAATGTTAACATAAATTATCTCAGCAGAGACTTTTCGTCTATTAAAAGTCAGCTCATTGAGCACGCAAAGAGGTATTATCCTGATACCTTTAGAGACTTTTCTGACGCGGGTTTTGGTGCCTTGATGTTGGATGCTGTCTCATATATTGGAGATGTGCTTTCTTTTTATCTTGATTATCAAACAAATGAGAGTTTTTTATCCACAGCAATTGAATACAACAATGTTTTAAAACACGGAGAAGCCGTAGGTTTCAAATATGATAATATTCGCGCAACTTATGGACAAGTAACTTTATACATTAAAGTGCCAGTGAATTCTTCAAATACAGGACCAGACATATCCTACGCACCTAAACTCAGAGCCGGAAGCACTTTTTCCTCAACAAATGGTTCCATTTTTACTTTATTATCAGATGTTGATTTTTCCGATCCAAATAACCAAGTTGTTGTAGCGACAACAAATGCAAGTACAGGTGTTCCTGTAGATTATGCTATAAGAACTTATGGGCAAGTTGTGTCTGGTGAGTTGCGAGAAGCAACTTTTGAAATCGGAGACTTTCAAAAGTTTAGCAGAGTTACTGTAGAGGATTCAAATGTAACAGAGATTGTTTCTGTATTTGATACTACTGGAAGGCAATATTATGAAGTAGAACATTTATCTCAAAACACAATCTATATTCCAGTTAATAATAACGATGCCACAACAAACATTCAAGCCCCAACAATTATAAAACCATTTATTGTTCCAAGAAGATTTGTTAGAAAAAAGCTTCAAGGCACAACCGAGCTTGTGTTTGGATACGGCTCTGATTCTCAACTTAGTTCGCCAAATTTAGCCGAGGCAAGAGATTTAGTTTTAAATCTTCATTCAAAAAATTACGTTACAGATAGGGCGATGGATCCTACAATTTTAATCAAGGGTGACAAGTTTGGTGTTGGACCATCTAATACAACTTTGACAGTTTCTTATCGTGCCAATACACAACAAAATTCTAACGCTACATCCAATGCTGTAAATCGTGTGGTAAATACATCAATACAATTTGCCAATAAAGCCACACTCAATAATAATACAATGGCATCGGTGCGTGAATCACTGGAGGTTGTCAATGAAAATCCGATTCAGGGCGACGTTAATGCTCCAACAATAAGTGAATTAAGAGAATTAATTTCGGGAGCACACGCTGCTCAAAATCGTGCGGTTACAGTTCAAGACTATAAAACACTGGTTTTAGCAATGCCAGCAAAATTTGGTGGTATTAAACGCTGCGCTGTTGTACAAGATGTAGATTCTAATTTAAGAAATATTAACATTTATGTTATAAATGAGTCCACGCTTGGATTCTTAGAGCCTACAAATACAATTTTAAAAGAAAATATTAAAACTTGGTT